GGCAGCGAGCTGCCGATGGCCTGGGCCTTGGCGACCGCCAGCGCGCCTTGCAGGACCAGCAGAACGGCATCACCGACCGCATGAACCAGCAGCGCCTGGACCTGGCCAACCAGTACGGCGACGGCTCGCGCGGCATGAGCCTCGACGAGTACAACCAGAAGCTGGCAGCCCTGAAGAAGACTGAGCGGGACCTACAGGAAACTACCGTCGCCAACTACGACGCCATGACGGCGGCGCAGGGTGACTGGCGCAGCGGGGCATCATCTGCATTCAGCAGCTACCTGGAACAGGCCCGGGACGTCGCCGGCCAAACCCGTACCCTGTTCAGCAACGCTTTCTCCAGCATGGAGGACGCTGTGGCGAACTTCGCCATTACCGGCAAGCTGTCGTTCTCCGACTTCGCCAAGTCGGTGCTGGCAGACATGGCCAGGATTGCGACCAGACAGGCGATCACCGGCATCGCCGGTAGCCTGTTTGGGTCGGCCATCGGCGGGTTCTTCGGCGGCGGGGCTTCGGCGGTCGGCGAGGGGACCATGACGGGGTTCAGCGAGGGCTCTTTTGTGCCCAACGCCAAGGGCGGGGTGTACGACTCGCCGAGCCTGTCCCACTTTAGCAACCAGGTACACAGCTCGCCGCAGTTCTTCGCGTTCGCGAAGGGGGCAGGCGTGTTCGGTGAGGCTGGACCGGAGGCGATCATGCCTCTGACCCGGGCTCCGGATGGAAACCTTGGGGTGCGTGCCCTGGGCGGTTCGGCTGGCGCGTCGAGCGCTGGAGCGGAGCAGAAAATGGAGGTCACTATCAATATCAACCGAGAAGGTGGCGGCGATGTGTCCGCTGACACAGCGATGGGGCAGCGGCTGGCGCCGCAATTCCTCGAACTGATCCGCGCCGAGATTGCGGCAAACGAACGCAAGACGTTGAGCCCAAGTGGCGGCGCAACATGGCGAGCCATTCAAGGGAGGCGATGATGGCCATTGAAACCTTCCGCTGGGCTACTGAGCGCGGCGAGACCCCCGATATCCAGTACCGGGTGCGAGAGTCTCGCTTCGGCGGTGGATACCGACAGGTCGTTGGCGACGGCCCGAACAACAAGGAAGACAGCTACCCGGTGACCATCACCGGCAGGAAGGCCCGGGTGAAGGAGGTCATGGACTTTTTCGACCGGCACGCTGGCGCGAAGGCGTTCCTCTGGAGCACCCCGCTTGGCGAGCTGGGCCTGTTCACCTGCGTCGATCCCAAGCCGACGCCGATGGGCGGCGAGCAATTCAAGGTCACCGCCACCTTCCAGCGGGCCTTCCACCCGTAAGGAATCACCATGACCCTGATCAAAGACATCCAGCTGCTCCAGCCGGGCAGCGAGGTGCTGATGTTCGAGCTCGACGGCTCGGACTGGGGCGCCGACATCCTGCGCTTCCACGGGCACGCGATCCCACACTCGCCCGCAGAGCTGGCAGCGGCCGGCGTGGATGCCGACCAGCTGCCGGCCAAGTCGATCTGGTGGCAGGGCAACGAGTACGACGCCTGGCCGATGCAGATCGAGGGCATCGAGGCGAACTCGGACGGTACCGCAGTGCGGCCGACGATCTCGGTCGGCAACGTCAATGGCCGGATCACCGCCCTCTGCCTGGCCTTCGACAACCTGCTCGAGTTCAAGCTGACGATCCGGCAGACCCTGAAGCGGTACCTGGACCCGGTGAACTTCCCCGCCGGCAACCCTGAGGCCGACCCGACCCAGGAGAGCACGGAGGTCTGGTACATCGACCAGAAGGTGTCGGAGAACGGCACGACGGTTTCTTGGGAGCTGGCCAGCCCGGGCGACGTCGGCGGCGAGAGCATCGGCCGCCAGATGACCCAGCTCTGCCATTGGGCCATGACAAACGGATACCGAGGCCCGAACTGTGGATACACCGGTCCTTACTTCGACTTCGACGGCAACCCCACGGACGATCCGGCCAAGGACCAGTGCAATGGCTGCCTGGATACCGGCTGCGCCGCGCGCTTTGGCCAGGGCAACCAGCTGCCTTTCGGCGGCTTCCCAGCCGTCTCCCTGATCGCCAGGAGCTGATCATGCTGAAACACATCCTCGCCGCCTTGCAGCAGCACGCCGCGGCGGAGTACCCACGCGAGTGTTGCGGGCTGATCTTGGCCGTGGGCCGCAAGCAGGTGTACTTCCCCTGCGCCAACGTGGCCACCGAGCCGACCGAGGAGTTCCGCATCGCGCCGGAGCAGTATGCCGAGGCGGAAGACCAGGGACAGGTGATCGGCATCTTGCACTCGCACCCGGACGCCACCAGCAGGCCTTCGCCGCGCGACCTGGCCATGTGCGAGGCCACGGGGCTGCCATGGCACATACTATCGTGGCCGGAGGGCGACCTGCGGACGATAACTCCAACCGGCGATACGCCGCTTCTGGGCCGGCCCTTCGTGCACGGCGCCTGGGACTGCTGGCAGGTATGCGCCGACTGGTACCAGCGCGAGTGGGGCTTGGGCTTCCCGGCCTATGCCCGCGAGGACGGCTGGTGGGAGCAGGCGGCCGGCCCGAGCCTTTACGAACAGGCCTACGAGGCAGCGGGGTTCTACCAGGTCGACCGGCCCGAGCGCGGCGACATGATCGTCATGGCCGTCGGGCGGACGGCGCACCCGAACCATGCTGGCATCTACCTCGGCGGCGATCCCAAGATGCCCGGCGAGCAAGCAGACCTGTACGGCCCCGGCCCGTTCCTCCTGCACCACCTGTACGGCAGGCCGTCAGAGGTGATCATCTACGGCGGGCCCTGGCATGACCGGGCCCGCCTGATTCTGCGGCACAAGGAGGCCCGATGAGCGCAATCGCCTACAAGCCCATGACGACCATCAAGCTGTCTGGATCGCTGGCCCAGAAGTTCGGGCGCACCCACCACCGGCAGCTCGATAGCGGTGACACCTGGGAGGTGTTCAAGGCCCTGAAGGCAACGCTGGCCGGTTTCGAAGAGGAGATTCGGCGCCTGGACGGCATGGGGCTGCGTTTCGCGGTATTCCGGAACCGGCAGAACGTTGGTCTTGATGACTTCGAGCGCGGCGGTGTCCGCGAACTGCGGATCGTGCCAGTGATCGGTGGAAGCAAGCGCGGGGGGCTGCTGCAGACGATCGTCGGCGTGGTCATGGTGGTTGCCGGCGCTGTCACCGGCCAGGCGTGGGCGATGCAGATCGGTGCGGCCATGGCGCTTGGTGGCGTCATCCAGATGCTCAGCCCGCAAGCCAAGGGGCTGTCGCAGAGCGCGGCGCCGGAGAACAGGCCGTCCTACGCCTTCGGCAGCGCGAATAACACCACGGCATCCGGCAACCCGGTGCCGATCTGCATTGGCGAGCGCCGCTGGGGTGGGGCGATTATCTCGGCGTCGATTTACGCGGAGGATAAAAGCTAGGTACTGTTGCGCTCTAAAAAGGAGGCAGTATGCGCGCGATAGTACTATCAGATGAAGGATTTCCAGCGTCCTACGTAAAGTCTGGCATAGTCAGGCTGGATTATGTCCCGCAGAAATTGGACTTTCCATTCCTGCTCTTGGCCGACATTGACCCTTTTGAAGCGCCGAAACGCTTTAAGTGGCTGGCGAGGGTAAGCAGCTGCAGTATAAAACCAGGGGTGGAGGCCGTTGAGGTTCAGCTAGATGGGTATTGGGCACTTACTGGCACTTCGCGTGAACTCCAGTCTTTGATTGAGCTGGATTATGTCGGCTCTAAGTATTACGCCACGCTTAAGGAGGAAATCTGGCAAAAAGCCGGAGCTCCTTCTCCTGAGGGCAACCCACCCAGCGAGTCGCCAGGTTTCCTGAGCCTGAAAGAGGCAACTCTCCGATTGGCCTCAAGTTATGGGGTTCCGGAATCATCAATCAAAATATCGATTACAAACTAAATCAAGCCCGCAGATTGCGGGCTTTTTTTTGCCCGGAGGAAAGCATGGGCGCAGCACTTCAACCTGCCGTCACTGGCGCCAAGGGCGGCGAGAAGAAGCCCAAGGCGCCCTACGAGGCCCCGGACAGCCTACGGTCGACCAACATCGCCAAGATTCTGCTGGCCGTTGGTGAGGGCGAGTTCGACGGTACCCCGACTGACCGCGATATCTATCTCGACAACACCCCAATCATGGACGTCAGCGGCAACGTGAACTTCCCGGGTGTGAAGTGGGAGTTTCGCCGCGGCTCAGTCGAGCAGGACTACATACAGGGCATTCCATCTATCGAGAGCGAGACATCTGTCGGCGTGGATCTGCGCAGTGATCAGCCGTGGACGCGTGCGTTGAGCAACACCAAGTTGTCGGCTGTGCGCCTGCGCTTCAGCTGGCCACGCTTGCTCCAGCAAAACCCAACAAATGGCGACACGACCGGCTACACCATCGAGTACGCGATCGACATCGCCACCGACGGCGGCGCCTTCGTCGAGGCACACCGGAACGCGGTCAGCGGCAAGACTAGCAACGGCTATCAGCGCTCTGTGCGCGTCGACCTGCCGGCGGCGACCTCGGGCTGGGTGATCCGCGCCCGGCGCCTCACGCCGAACGCCAACACCGGCGCCATTGCCGACACGATGACCATCGCGGCCTACACCGAGATCATCGACCAGAAGCTGCGCTACCCCAACACCGCGCTGCTCTACATTGAGTTCGACGCCGAGCAGTTCCAGAACATCCCGTCGGTGACCGTGAAGTGCAAGGCCCGGCGCTGGCCGGTGCCGACCAACTACGACCCGATCGCCCGCACCTACACCGGCACCTGGGACGGCACCTTCAAGCAGGCCTGGACCAACAACCCGGCCTTTGTCACCTATGGCCTGTGCGTCGAGGACCGGTTCGGCCTGGGCAAGCGCATCAAGTCGTGGATGGTCGACAAGTGGGAGATGTACCGCATCGCCCAATACTGCGACCAGCTGGTGCCGGACGGGGTAGGGGGCCAGGAGCCGCGGTTCCTGTGCGACATGAACCTGCAGGCCAAGGCGGAGGCCTGGACGCTGCTGCGCGACCTGTCGGCCATCTACCGGGGCATGGTGTATTGGGCGCAGGGCGTGCTGTTCATGCAAGCCGACATGCCCAGGGCGCAAGACTTCGACTACGTGTTCACGCGGGCGAACGTCATCGACGGCGAGTTCACATACGGCGGCGCCGAGCGCAGCACGCACTACAGCCGTGCCCTGGTCAGCTACGACAACCCAGGGAATAACTACGACACCGACGTGATCCCGGTCACCGACCTGACGCTGCAGCGCCGGTACCAGGACCGGTCTATCGAGATCTCGGCCATCGGCTGCACACGCGCTTCCGAGGCCCAGCGCCGCGGCAAGTGGGCGCTGCTGAGCAACAACCAGGACCGCACCGTCACCTTCAAGACTGGCATGGAGGGCCGTATCCCGCTGCCTGGCCACGTCATCCCGGTGGCGGACGAGTTGCTTTCGGGGCGGCCCAATGGTGGCCGGATCGCTGCGGCGGCCGGCAAGGTCGTGACCCTGGACCGTGACACGCAGATCAAGGCCGGTGACCGGCTGATCATCAACCTGCCCAATGGCAGCGCCCAGGGCCGCACCGTGCAGTCAGTGGCCGGTCGCGCTGTGACCGTGACCACGGCCTACTCGGTCCAGCCGGAGCCCGAACTGCAGTGGGCGATCGACGCTGACGACCTGGCCATCCAGCTGTTCCGGGTGCTGAAGACCTCGCGCACCGCCGAAGGCGAGTACGAGATTACCGCGCTGGAGTTCAACCCGAGCAAGTTCGCCGCGATCGACACCGGGGCCAAGCTAGAGGAGCGGCCAATCAGCGTAATCCCGGTGACGACCGTGCCGCCGCCGGCAAGCGTGACACTGACGTCCGACTACGCGATTGCCCAGGGCCTGGCCGTCAGCACGATGACCATCGCCTGGCCCGCCGTGGAAGGGGCCGTGGCCTACGACGTCGAGTGGCGCAAGGACAGTGGCAACTGGATCAGGCTTCAGCGCACCGGTACCGCGTCGGTGGACGTGGTCGGTATCTACGCCGGTCAGTACCTGGCCCGTGTGCGTGCGGTCAGCGCCTTCGACATCACTTCCACCTGGCGCAGTTCGGTGCTCACCGACCTGAAAGGGAAGGAGGGAACGCCTCCGGCGGTTACGTTCCTCACGGCCACCAGCGAGATTTTCGCCATCCGGCTGAAGTGGGGACTGCCGCCCGGGGCCGAGGACACGCAGCGAACGGAGATCTGGAGCAACCCGACCAACGACCTGACCAGCGCCACCAAGCTGGCGGACCTGGCCTATCCACAGTCAGAGCACGTGATGTCCGGCCTGGCCGCTGGTGCTGCGTTCTTCTTCTGGGCGCGCCTGGTCGACCGGACCGGCAACATAGGCCCGTTCTTCCCGGTTCCGCCAACGGCGGTGCAGGGCATCGCCCAGACCGACCCAGGCCCAATCCTCGACATGATCTCCGGCGAGATTGACGAGTCCATGCTCGGCGAGGAGCTGAAGAACAAGATCGACGGGCTACAGGACCAGATCAACGCCCTGGACGGCCTGAAGGCCTACGACAAGGGCGAGCCCTATGAGGAAGGCCAGATGACGGTGGTCGATGGCCGGATCTATCAGGCTATCCATGACGTACCAGCCGACCCGAGCGGAGCCAATGCGCCGCCAAACGCTTCGTTCTGGATCGACGTTGGTCAGTCCATCGAGTCGGCCAATGGCCTCGCCCAGCAAGTGCAGACCAACACCGCCAAGATCGAGGAGGTGGACGGGAAGGTCGAAGCATCAGCCAGCCAGTTGAGCGCGCTGCAAGCGGCCTGGCGCCCTGACAGCGCGGAGGGAGAGCTTGCGGATGCGCTCGCGGGCTGGAGCTCCAAGGCTCGTCTGGCTCGCGAGCAGATGGTCCGAGCGAGCGAAACCGAAGCGCTTGCGCGCAGCTCCGAAACGCTCGACGCCAAGATTGGCCAGACCAACGCAACGGTCCAGACCGTCAGCCAGGCCCAGGCCAACCTCGAGGGCAAGGCCAGCACGATGTGGTCGGTCAAGATGCAGCTGAACGCCCAGGGGCAGTACGTCGCCGCCGGTATCGGTCTCGGCATCGAGAACGGCCCGGCGGGCCTGCAGAGCCAGTTCCTGGTGTCGGCTGACCGGTTCGCCGTGGTGAACAACATCAACGGCACGCTCTCGTCGCCGTTCGTTGTTCAAGGCGGTCAGGTGTTCATCAATCAGGCGCTCATCAACACGGCCTACATACAGCAGATTGTCCTCGGCATGACGCTCAGATCGCAGGCGGTGAACTCGCAGGGGCAACCGCTGATCGAGCTGAACATGGTGACAGGCGCCGTGGCGATTCGCGGACAGGATGCCAGCGGCTCGACCCTCATTACCAACGGCCAGGTCAACACCTACTTCACCAGCGGCAACCCGGCTACCAAGATGGGTATCGGCATATGAGCACAGGTTTTCTTGCTTTCGGAGAAGATGGATCGGTCGTAACTGACATGACAGTGCTCGTCAGTCAGACGCAGGGAAGCGTAGTGACTGACAGCGCGAATGGAAGTGCAACGATGCCGCCTGTACCCGCCGGGCGGCAACGTTTCTACATGATCGTTCCGCTCGTTGACATGAACAGGGAAAAGGGGAAAAGGCCAGGCGTTAGTATTTCAGAAAACACCATAACCTGGACGTATTCATTTAGTACCAACAACTGGGGGTACTTTTCGGCTAACTGTCGAATTTACTATGGGTATTACTGATGGCCGGTAAATTTGTTGCGTATCGTGAATCGGATCAGCAGCTGTTATTTGATACTGACTTGATTTGCTATGGGCTTCGAAAAAGCGGATATCTACAGTTTGTAGAAAATTGGCCTCAGAAGTATCTGAGGTCTGCTCAGCTTGATCCAAATAATGGCGCAAACTGGACCAACGACCCAACCCCCAAAGAGCCAATTTATGGAATCTCGCTGTCAAGTTGGCGCTCTCCTATTGTGTTCCTTGTGGGTGATGGTAGTCCGTGTGGGGAAATGCTTGACTCTGGAATTAAAACTCTACTGTTTGTCGGAGCTTCGGCTAGCACAAAAGCCTACGTCTTTGACCTGATGACTGACGATGGTCCGATAACTGGGCTTAAGTGCTACAAGGAAAACCCCTGGGAGCTGACGTTCAACTCAGGGCAACCGCCACTTAACATCATCGCCTCAGTACAGGCCCCAGGCCTTGGCAGGTTAGTCAGTCCAAACTACGACGACCGATACGAGGCCTATGACGGCGGTTACAACTCGATGATTGGAACCAACGGCGGGACAACTTACTTTCAAATGAAGTCTTACGTCGATGTGCCGGTAGTGGCTGGAGAGCTAGCTGCAGCCATTACGTTCACGCGCTCAGCAGGTTGTAACGGGTCCTTTTCAGGTGCTGGCGGTTTCGAGTTCGGGTGTCAGGAGGGGTGTGGTGGTTACAACGGCGGTGTCAGGTTCATGTTTACGGTTGCAGCGGCAACTACTCGGGCGATCGTTGGTAGCTTTCCATACAACTACTGGCGGCAGATCCCTGAGATATTTCCTCATGCCCTCGTTATTAAAACGGCCGGCCTTCCATTTCCATTTAACTGAGACTTGTATATGCCATGGTATAGACAGGGTACTGTCTCGATCACCGCTGGGCAGACAACGGTGGTTGGTGTCGGAACAGATTTTCCCGCTAACAGTCGCGTGGGTGATGCGTTCATTGGCCCTGATGGGAAGGTTTATGAACTGTCCAACATTGCCAGTCCGACGGTAATCAGCATCCTTCCAGCCTATCAAGGCGCGACGGTAACAGGCGGGCGGTACGGGCTTGCCCCCATGCAGGGCTACGTAAAAGAATCCGCCGACCGCCTGCGGCAGCTTGTTGACCAGTTTGGCTCAACCATGGCCCTGTTTGGTGGAGCCGCAGATATTGCCACCCTGAGGGTGAACATCGGTGCAGCTGGGCGCGGGGTAAACAGCGATATCACATCCTTGACCGGCCTGACCACGGCGCTCAGCATCGCCCAGGGCGGGACAGGGGGGAAGACGGCGGCAGAGGCACGAGCTGGCCTTGGCCTGAAGTCCGCAGCTGCCGCAGATATCGTCGGCACCGTCAGCCAGGCGAGCGGCGTGCCCACGGGGGCAATCATCGAGCGCGGTAGCAACGCAAACGGCGAGTACACGAAGTATGCGGACGGAACCCTCGAATGCTTCATCACTGGCTCCAACTCGCAATCGGTCGCAACCAACACGGGTGTCGAGATCAGCGTGACATTCCCGGCGCCGTTCATCGGCATCCCGACGCCGACCGGAAACGCTGGCCTATCGACGAGCGTGACCACCGGCCTGGCGGCACGCATCACCGTTGGTTTCCCGTTCACCGTCTCCGGTGCGAGCTCGATGCGCGTGCACATCTTCAACACCACCGGCATCACCATCGGTGGCTTCTCGTACTTCTTGCAAATCAAAGGACGGTGGTTCTGATGATCATCAAGCTTTCACCTGTTCGCTCTGATGCTCAACTGTCGGTGTTCCGCCTGGGCGACATGTTGACGATCAACAATGTTGCGCTGGACCTCGCCCGCTTGCCTGAGGGTGCCTCGCTTCCTGCGTCAGCAGTGGGCAGCGCGTTCATGCACGATCCGATTGAGCGTCACGACGGCAAGCTGATTGTCACACTGCGCCTGCCGCACGCTGCTGATGCGACGGAGTCGGCGCGGTTCCCGGTCGATATCGTTGACCCTGCTGAAGGCCCAGTGCAACTGCCAGGGCAGGATGTGCGTGACGCAGAGCCGGCAGCTACAGGCGTCATCGACTGGAGTCAGGTCATCACAGCAGAGCAGAAGGCGGCGGACCTGCTTGAGCAGCAGCGTCTGGAAGCCGTGGCCGAGATTGCGCGCCGCCGTGTTCAGGCCGACCAAGCGATTGCCCCGCTGCAGGATGCCGTTGACCTGGACGAAGCAACGGAGGTCGAGGCCGCGCTGCTCAAAGACTGGAAGCGCTATCGCGTTGCGCTCAACCGTGTGCTCGAACAGCCAGGCTATCCCATCGAAATCGACTGGCCCGCGCCGCCGGCCTGATCCACACCAAACCCACCGACCGCCCGAGAGGCGGTATTTTTTTGCCTGGAGAAAACCATGACCAAATTGCTTCCCCGCGGCGTGCGCAATCGCAACCCGGGAAACATCGATTTCAACCCCGCCAACAACTGGGTTGGCCAGATCGGTAAAGAGCCCGGCGGCCGATTCTGCATCTTCGACACGCCGGAGAATGGCATTCGTGCGCTCGGCAAGCTGTTGCAGACCTACTACAACAAGCACGGCTTGCGCAATGTGGCAGCGATCATCAAACGCTGGGCGCCGGAAATAGAGAACGACACCGATGTCTACATCCGCACCGTGGCGCAGCGTTGCGGTCTTTCCCCGAGCGATCCGATCAAGGACATCAAGAACCAGCAGGTCCTAGGCGGTCTGGTGCTCGCGATCATCAAGCACGAAAACGCGAATTACGAGTACCCGCCGGCGGTGTTCGCTGAGGGCTTGCGAAGGGCGTTAGCTTGAATAGCTGGGGCGTGCGGGTGACTGCAATGCTAGCGGTGGCCGGGTCGTATTGGCCCGTGTACAAGCACGGTCGATCTGCAGGGCTCGCAAAGAGCAACGGCGCGTCGACGCGCAAGAGGAGGTGAGGGCGAATGCGGATTTTCAACTCCACGTTTTTGTATTCCACAAAATTTTAAACGCTCAGCATGATAAAAACATGGTGCTTCCATCCCAGGGGGCGAAGTTAAATTTAAATAAAAAGCCCGCGATAAGCGGGCTTTTCAATGATATGTAATGTGCTAGGAACCTACAAAGTCGACGACGCAGCAAGAGGTGTTTCGCGAGGTGCGATCTTCTTTTTTAGCCACTTGCGCAGGGTCAAGTGCTTATCTTCTAGCAGCCATGCACAGACTGCCGAGAACAGAACGCAGATAAGGATAGATAGCCAAGCATTGAGAGGCTTTGCAGAGTTCATTTGCGTGCTCAGCAACACCCGGATTGGCTCATGCGTCAGGTACATTGCATACGACAGGAACGCGCCTTTGGTAGCAATCCACTTAACAGGAGTAGAAACGCGAAGATTGGTGCTCGCAAGGATAATGAACATCATGGCCACACCAGTTAGAAGCAAAAGCTGCTGATCATACATATTCATGTGGCTAGCAAGGGAAAGCTTTTTGAATCTCCACAGCAGGCCGAAGATTACAGCTGCAAGTGGAACGAGTACTTGCTTCCAGTTCACCCGAGGCATGAATACGTAAATGTATGCGAAAGCGGCACCAAGGAACCACTCCCACGCTACCGACTCCCAAATCGTGAAGTACCCAACTACCAAAGTTGCAGGGATGGCGAGAACAGTAGCAAACATTCGCTCAACAGCGGACATGTCACGCCAGAAGAAAGCGATG